GGAATCCCCATACACGGTTCTGTGGGAATGTCAAGTCGATATATCCTGCAGGGCAGTAAGGAACTTCTTGTACGTCAATTCCAAGAACACGTGTTGTACGTGCTCCGCCGAATGTCTGTGCTCCACCATCAAGGTATGCTTGACGATTAGTTGGAGTTCCGCCAGCTTGTGAAGCAAATGCTTCAGCAACTGCGTCTGCTAGAGTACCGTTATTCTTAACGATTCCCTGGAATGCATCTGTACCAGCATAGAACTTCAAGTTAGACTTGATAGCACGATACTTGCGTGGCATTGCTAGAATGATGTCTTGCATTACATCTGTTGTCCAGGCGTTATTAGTGACTGTTACAACTGACTCATGAGCATCACCCTCTGTTTTGACCTTATTAACAAAGCCTTCCATAATTCCAAGGAAAGCATCGCTGCCTGAACCTACACCATTAATGGCAAGATCTTCAATGTCATTACCGAATGCGTTTGTCATAAGACGAACGATGTGATCTTCAAGTGCTGCACCTTCGATGTTATCTTCTAGTGCTTCTGAAGTTACTTCCCAGTCAAGACGAATCTTCTTTGTAGTCAATTCAACCTTTGTGAAAGTTGCTCCAGCGTTTGTGTACTCTCCGAGTGATTGTGTTGCAGAACGAATTACACGCTCTCCGACGTTTACCTTTTCGAGTTCCATTGTGTTGGCTCTCATAGTAACACGACGGCCATCTTGGGCGAGAATGGTTGCATCCCACACGTAGTCAATAAAACGACGTGCTTGCTCTGGGCGTAGGATACCTGATCCAGCCTCACCTGAAGGGTTTACTGCGTTGGCACCTGATGTAATACCTGATAGTGCTGTTGGGATATTGTTTAATACTCCGCCATCAGTGTAATTACCTGGTGTGTTAACTGCTGCATCTGAACCTGATGCAAATGCTCCCTGACCCTGATAGAGTCCTGGTGCTGTTGAGCCAATGTTACCTGAAGTACCTGGCTGGTTCTTTTCTATATTTTGTTCCGACATATTGTCACCTCCTAGTGATTTTATACTTATCGATTTTTTTAATTGAATAAGTCGGCTGTTTTGAGGAAACTACCGCCCCATAGGGATTTTTCAACCGTTTCAGGTTGATTCTGTACTATCTCGCCGAGATCGCCAGACTTTCGGAAAGCAGTATCTGCTTCTACAGCATCTACTCTCTTACCAAATTCATTGAATACATTTGATGCTGCTGCAATATCTTTTGCTACCGCTTCAAATGAGTTTTTTACTTCATCTACATCTACCTTTGAAGACTTAAGAAGTTCTACTTCTGCTTGTAAAGATTTGACTGTTGATACTAGATCGCTAAAGGCTTGGTTAAGATCGACAGAGTTGTCTGCATCTGCAGCAACTTCATCTGACTTAGGAGCCATTGGCTTCATTGCCTCAGCCTCTTTAGCAGCTGCAATTTCTTCATCAGTCATTGGCTTTTCAGCTTTTTCTGTTGATTCTTCTGCATCTTCTTCAGCATCTTCTTTACCATTAGATGGCATTACTGCCTTCTCTGTATCAGATTTTGCTACTGCTGCTTCGACTGCTTCTGTTGCTTCCGCAACTGCAACTGCCTCTGGAGCGACCTCTACTGCTTCAACTGCAACTTCTGATTTCTCAACGATTTCTTCTGTTACGTTTTTTGTTGTTTTTGCCATAGGATTTGCCTCCTTGTTAATCTTAGAAGTATTAATGCCTTTAGCACTATCAACTAAGAACTTTATCATGTTTGTTTTTTCATCATCCGTTTTTTCAACGAAACCTATATTTGACATCTCATTGCCATTTACTGGGCTGATCTCTGAGTCATTCTCTGAAACCATTACAAGGCCAGACTCTTTGTCCCAAAACACATTCTCAAGCAATGTTTCATCGCCCTTAATAATATCTACGCCATCGACCTTTTCAACAGATACAATATTTGCAAATTGATTAGCAGGGGAATCAACAAGACTCAACTCTACCAAATCATATTGCTTAATAACTCTAATCGTCTTATCTGCTTTCTCATCATATGCGTCATCCCACTTGTTCATTCTTCCGCCAATTGAAAAACCTTGTAGGGTTCCGTCAAGAACCTTTTCCCAAGTATCTTGTGCGCCTTTAGAAACATAGGCAGAGACAAAAACTCCATTATAGAATTTCTTTGTTTCTGGATCAAAGTACTTATCTGATTTAAAAGATACCATTTTGCCTACTGCTAAAGGTTGATGCATTTCTCTAATGTTCCCACGAAACTTTGCAAATGCATCCATTGACGCTTCTGCTGTTACAATGTCATCTTGTTTATCAACATTATCTAGTGATGCAAAGCCTGAAACGATGCGTCGTTCCTTATCAACCTTAGTAAGTGGCATTGATAGACGAACATTTTCCCCATCTGTATCCCAGTGGGCTTTTGATATACTATTCACTATTATATTATAATCCCTTTTTATTCGTTTATTTAAAAACCATGCTTATTCATCAAATTTACGGCCTTCGCCTTTTGGGTTTCTTCCAGCAACAGTTGACGGGCTGTCAGAATTATTGTTGGTTCTTTCTGAATCTCTTGCTCTATTGGCAGTAGCATCTGCTGCTTGTTCTGGCTTCATCTCTAAAGGTTCGTCTCCACCATCTCTTTGTGGCATACCCAAAATTGTACGAGCTTCATTTGGAACCATAATTTGAGTCTTAACATATCTCTCAAGAATTTGAGACTGTGTAATCTCATCAGTTAGGGTAAGCTCGTTAAACTTAAAGTCTAGGATGTCTGTTTTTTCACGAATAATCTTGCTAATCATTTTATTTAATTTATCTTGTGCTGGTCTTGCTACCTGCTCTTTAAATGTTCTGTCTTGAGAAAGTGCTGCTGCAATGCCAGAGGCGTCGCTGCCACCTAACTTAGACAAAGGAACTTGATGAGCTATTAGAATATCATCACGGTTTTGTTTGCGATACTTTTCAAATGATCCTTCTTGAACGCCGTTTTCAATTGGCTCCATTTTGAACTCAACCTTGTTGGTTTCTGAATCTCCTGGAAGTGGAATGTAAAGGGTTCTATGTGATTGACCCTTAAGTCCAGTTTGAAGGAATCTAAACATTTTGTCTTCTGCATCTGAGGAAAGCTTTGCACCTTTTAGAGTCACGACATATCTTGGAACAGCTTTGTTTTGGAAGTAGTCAATGTTGTATTGAGAAGCAAGGCTATCACCATATAAAGAATTGATAGCCGAAATAATATCTGGAACTCCATAGAATGTATTTAGCGGTGAGTATTGTTTAAAGTGAATTATCTCATTTGGTCTAGCGTCAGTACCTAATGGGTTTGGATTTGTCGCTCCAAAGTTACGGAAGTATACAACCTTGTTTCCAATAACCTGTACGTAACCATCACGAAGTCTGCGAACACGAACTGTTGTAGAAGGGATGTGACCAATGTAGCCAATCTCCCCCTTTACGGTTCTGCCGACTTCAAGGTAACCATTACCAGTTGCCTGTAGATCTGTCTCAACCTTTTCCATAGACGTTGTAAAAGAATCATCGCTATTTAGACTTTCTAGCCAATCTCTAACTTCAATCTTTGCTCTTTCAATTCGCTTTCTTGCACGATCTATTGAGGCTGCATCTGAAGAAGACTCAAGCTTTAGCATTGTTCTTGGAGATACTTCAAAGTCATACCCTAGACCAACAATGTTCTCTACTTTTGCATCAATGGCAGCATGGTTAGCAAATGATGTATCATAAAAATTAGCAAGCTCATACATATTCCAAGGTGGAGTAATTACATCAAATAGTCCGTAGCCGTTACGATAAATTAATCCAGGGTTTATCTCTTTTGATTGTGCCCCGTTAATACCAGAGCTAACAGCACGAGCTGCATCAATATATCCTTGTGATGCGTCAACTTTAGATAAATCTGTCTCTAATGATTTGACTACACGAGAGCTTCGACGTTTAAAGTTATTATCTAAACCGCTAAGGTTTTTTAAATCATCCCAAGATTTATTAAATGGGTCTTGTTTTTCAAATGTGTCGTCGGCTGCAATTGCCTTATCAATTCTTGCACCAATTACATAATCGTTTGTATCTGACATTAGTCATCACTTCCATATTTTGCAATTGTATCTTTTGCTGCTTGAACTGCACCAAGATCGTTTAAAGAAGGAATTAAGCCTTCTGACATTCTTTGCTTTTGCTCAGAATATTCTTCTTCTGAAATTCTAGTAAGTCCTGGAACAAATACACACGTTCCATCTCCTTCATCACCATAATGCTTTGCTGCTGTTTTGAGTTCAGAAATTTTAGAAAGGTCACCCTTCATTGAGGGGATGTTTAGAACTGAGCCATTTCCGTCTGTAAACCATTTACCGCTAGCCTTTTTGTAGACATACAAGCCCCAATCGTAATGCTTTTCAATAACTTTTACCTTGGACTCACCAACTTGTCCCTTCATTTTAGGGGCTGGTTTACGCTTTTTCTTTTGATTTTCAATATTCATAACCATAAGTATACCATATTAGATAGCATTCTCTGTGTTGCTTGTCCATAAAACATCTTGATAGAATAGATATTGGTAAGACCCAAACTTTAAAATCTTATCTGGACCGTCTCCCACAATGATCTTGTTGGTTCCTGTGTAAATCTTATAAATAATTGATGGATCTACCCCATAATAACTGCTAGAGGCAAGAATTAAAACATTATTCCAAGTTACGCTTGGTGAATCCCAGTAATTCCAGTCAAGCTCACCAGATATATCTGTCTTGACTTTAAACCATGGCCTATTTACTACCTTTTGCTTTTCTTGTAAATTTGTTGATTGATAATAAGAAATAGTATTAGTTAAAATTGGTCCAGTTATTTTAATTGATCCCACAATATTTGAAAAATTAAGAGCATTAATAAATGAAAGACCCAAGAAGCCCCAATCCTTGGTGGTAATTATAGGCTCTTTAACAACCTTGCCATTCCAGTAAAATCCAATATCATTTGAAATCTGTCCACTGTAGGCATCAACAGCATAGAGTTTTGCTCTTCTTCCCTGTGGATCATTGGCAACCATATAAATTTTAATTACTTTATCCCGTGACTCAATCTCAAATATTTCTGTTGCTGCAAAAGGGAAAAAGTCTTGAGTATATCTAATCGCTGCCTGGATTGCAATAACCTTAAACGAGTTTACTGCGTTTTGATTTATTGGAATTGATACTCCACGACTAACTATTGGGTCATAGGTTCCTTTCAACTCTATACCGCTATGCCTTGTTGTGTATAAATATGGAGAGCTTCCTTTGTATATGGTAAAAGGGTTTGGACTTTTATAGTCATAGTAAATCCCTGTCTTTTTGTATGGATAAATAGAAGTTCCAAATCTTGTACCAATAGGATTTGGAGAAACATCATTAAAGGCTTGAGAACAAAGTTGTAAACTTTTAATATTAACCCTTTTCTTTAAAGAGGATTTAACAGTAAAGTCAACATGCGTTACTACAGCAATATCTAAAATGTCTGAAGTTTTTGGAGGATACAAGATTGTATTATTAACTACTTCATACTTTGTGTTTATCCAATTGGTCCCTGGTTCAATAACTCCTTCTTTGGGAGCTAGCTCAGCATAGGTAAAAAATTCATCTACTGCATTGGCTCCAGAAGATAAGTACTCAAATGATATATGGGTCTTTACCATTGATGTAGAGGTGTCATACTTATAGTTTTTTATTGACTTGTTTTGCAAATCTGAATAATCGTTATACCCTGTATAAAGTTGATTATCTAGTGACTCATATGTTCTTTGTACGGGAATTGCGTACTGCTCTTTAAGTTCTTGGTATGTCCAAGCACCAGAAGATTGATCTTCAACAAACTTTGAAGGTTCTGGATAGTTAATATTAAATTGCAAAAAATCTAAATCGTAATAAAAATCGTTCTTTGCATTCTTTACGTATTGAGCAAAATAAGAAAGTGGGAGATAGTCTTTCCAAGAACCATTGATATCAATGTCTAAACTATATTCGCCAAAGTATAATACTGGAGACAGGGTGTAGCTTGCTGTATGGTTAATAAGCATATAAGTTGAAAACCCTGAAGGAGTCCCTCCGTCTAATAAAAACTGCCAATAAGACGCCTGATTGCCAAAGTAAGTTTCTCCAGCATCATAGTCTACAAGGCTACCGTATAAATTAAAAACATTCTCATAGTTTACTGGAACGCCAATGTCGTTAAAAAAATCTTTAATCTGTTGATAGTTTTTATTATTAGAGAATCCTACATTATAGATATTTCCTTTAAAAGTATTCTCTAGTTCTTTTTTGCCACCGACATAAAGTCTTAAACTCCCACGATTACCAAAAAATGAGGCTACGTTTCCACCAAAATGACTTACAAAGGAGTCTATATGAATTCCAGAAACAAATGTTTCTCCCGTTGAATATCCATACGATTGATATACTGTTTCTAAGATTCCATTATAATTCAACTTATAAGAAATTACACTGCCATTTAAAGAAATTTCAAAATAGTCATTTGAGTCTGCTGAGTCAATGTAAATAAGAATTTCATTAATTGCTGGAGACTTAGATTTAAATATTCCATAGAAACATTTAATTTCTTCTTGTAAAAAACTTAAGTTATTAAATAAAAGGTATCCCTCTGAGTAGTCCCAAGAATCTAGACCTCCAGGATATAAAGAAAAGAATAGGTCAGATTCGTTTTGACTAGACGCATTATCTGAATAAAAATCTTGATCAGTCTTATTGCTTACAACAATGTCTGGCAGGAAGTATTCTGGGGTTGATAAAATTCCATTATTAGTTGTAAGGTTATCAACAGATCCTTGATTCCAACTAGCCATATTAGGATAAGAGTAGTTGTTTGTATAGTCTGCAAAAGGATAGTCAATAAAAACAGATGTTCCGCTATAAGACTGATTTATTCCCTCTGGAAACTCAACTCCCTGCCCATACACAAATCTTCTTGTTGCAACAATAGAAGAAACTCTGTAAGGATAAATTGCAACACAGTCAATTTGAAAAGGATAGACGTCATCATAAGACCAAAAAGCAAGCCAGTCATTATTTAGACCGTCAGAATAAATTTCTGGAAATTCTAGATCTGTGCTTAGATAAGTTAGAGAAACTACCTCTTCTCCATTAACTAATAAGGAAGAGTTATTCTCTGAAACAGTTATGTGGATTAGCATAGGTCTGTCCCACTCGCCAACAAAATAAGACCCAATACTTGACCCTATTTTAAGGATAAGAAAAGAACCATCAACCCATAAACCGTTGTCTCCCCTAAGATTTCCAAATATTTTTTTAGGTTCTGTAGAATCTACGGCTACTTTTAACCACATCTCAAAAGTGTAGTCCTTGTATTGACCAATTCTATTTAAAAAACCTTTGCCTGGAATTATTAAAGATGGCATACCATTAGAACTTGGCGATAAGGCCGTAACATTAGAAGATCCATAAACAATTGGCAGTCCTGAATTTTTAGATAAAAGTGTTTCATTCTCAGTTAAGTAATACCCGAACTCTTCTTCTAATCCATAAGAATATGCTTTAATTCCTTTTGTTGTAGATGAAAAAATTCCAGCAGGCAAGGTTTGAGGGTTGATTCCTAAAGAATACGACTGAAACTCTTCACTCCATTGACCCAAAGAAATTCCATTAATTAAAAACAAATAATCTTCTGCAGATAAAGATCCAGATAAATAGTTTATCTTAACAACAACTCTAACTGTTGCGCTTTCTGGAAGAATCCCAAAGGTTTCAGAAACAAAAAACCACTGATCCGTTAACGATATGTCAAAACTTTTTAAGTGTTGTACGGTAGAGGAGGTTGTTGTATCATAATACTCATATCCAATTTCAACGCTATTAATATATGGACTTAAAGAATATAAACAAGCTCCTACAGAAAATGTTGACAGTTCAGAGCTGAAGTCGTTAAAGTTTAAGATGTCATCGCTTATTGCAACTATTTGCTCTATAGGGTTAGAGGGTACATCGGCAGAAAATAAACCAATATAACTTTCTGGAAATGGCTGATCAAACACTGGATAATCAAAGGTGAATGACTCTGAAGACCCATTAGTTATTGTCCAGTTTGATAGATTTCTTTGAGACTCAGTGATTAAAGATATATAGTCAACCTTATCATCCAGTGCCCACAAAGCCAATGGATGTTCCGCAAAAATCTTTTCAGCATATAAGTTAGATGGGTTAGTCATAGTTCTCCTAACCTATTTTACCACAGAAGACCTATTTAATTTTAATCTCACAGTAGTCTGTGGTGCAATAGCTTTCGCCAAGTGCCTCAAGATTATCCACCCCGTCGTAAATAGCAGAGAAGTCAATATGACCAATACGGCCAACATGGTAATCATATTCTTCTTCTGTGATCTGAGTATATGGCTGTTGTGGATAAGTATGATTTCCCATTGGAAGGAATGATACTGCCTTTAGTTGTCCCTCGTACATATGCAAAACTGTTGGAACATGCTTTGACTCTGTCCCCTTATCAAAGGATAGAGTTACAGATACTCCATTGTCAGACCAATACTTTTGAGCTGTTGCAGCAAGGTTTATCTTTTCAAACAGGGTTACATCCTTTTCAGATCTTGAATGACCTGATTTAACTGGGAAATAAACTACTGATGTGTTTGCTGATACTAGATCGTCTTCAATTTTATACCCTGCTGCTTTAAACAAATGAAGCATTGGATCTGTGTTTCCAAAACGAATAGCACGAAGGAAGAAGTTTCCTCCAGGTCCCCAGTGAACCCCAGGGGTTGCACCAGAAAGAATTGAAACTGATCCAGATGGCTTAACAGTTGTTACACGAATTGATTCACGAACACACAACCACTCTGAATATTTTTTATCATAATAACGTATCTTGTTATAACCTTCGTCCATCCATTCACGAACAATTGGTAATCCATTTTGATCTGCAAATGATGCAATACCAGTAAGGGATGTACCAATACGACGGTTGCGTTGCATAATACCGTTTGTTTGCTGCCAATGTGTTGGAAGAAGAGTTACAGTCTTACCATAAAGGTAAGCAAACTTTAATGTCTTGAGGAAGTCCTCCTTGGAATCATGACGGTTTAAGTGCACTTCTACAAGTGTACAAAGTTCGTATGATTCTAATGGCTGCTCCGCACAAGGATTAAAGCCCATAACACGATAGTCTTTTCCATCCGCAGGATCTGCAAGACGACCATAGTTACGAGCAACATCAAGCCAAATAAAACCTGGCTCTCCATTGTTTACAATTAAATCTGTATATTTTTCATAATCCATTCCAACTGTTGCTGCAATAGAATTATTAGACATCCATGCCCATCCTGGATTATCTGAATCATAGGAGTTACGTTCTGGGAATACTTCTGGGTTTTTTAAATTAATAAAATCTTCATCTCCTGGAGCACCTAAAGCTAAGGTTGCAGAACGACGGACATTTCCTGAAACAACACATGTTCCAATAAGGTTGACGATGTCTGTAATAGCACGAGAATCTAGGATTTCCCCTGCTCTAGAGCCTATGACATGATTGATCTTATCGTGTAATGCAATGAGTGGTGCTGGACCGCTAGCGACCCCTCCAAAGCCCTTAATTGGTGCTCCTAGAGGTCTGATAAGGTCATAATTAAACTTTTGGATAGGTTGATTTGATCTTAGGTAAGAGTTTAATAGTATACGTACTGATTCTACCCAGCCCTCACGAGTATCTGGAATTTCAAAGACGACTGCTGGTTCTGTTGGAGCATAAATAGAAAAATTCTTTTCTTGTCCTACTGTGTCAAACCCTACACCAATACCAAGCATTAAGGCATCCATAACCCAAGCAAACAAGGCCCCTGGATCATTCTTGTCAAGGTCTTTTGTAGAAACCATTGCACAGTTTTGTAGCGCTGCTGAGTTTTTCTTTTCCATAGTCATGGCTGTTCCAAATGTCCACATACCACGACCTGGAGGGGTCCACTTTAATTCAAACATTCTTTGGAATGCTTCTTGTGCAGACTTCTGAGCTTTATTATCATTCCAGCCTAGACGATTATCTTTAGCATGATTCTTTTGAACTGAATACATACCCTCAATAACACGACGACAAACCTCGTGCCAACGTTCTTTTGTTCCGTCTTCTTTTACACGAGAATAGGTACGAATAAAAGTAATTTCTCCTAAAGAGTTTTCTCCCGCATCTGCAAATCCAAACGGTGCTGGAGTATTACTATATTTTGTTACAAAATCCTCTGATAAACGAAATGAAAAAACATCTGACATTTAAGTATGCCACCTTTCTATTATTGTATTAGTACTTTGTAGAATTGAAAGTACTCCTAAGTATAGCAGGTAATTTAAAACAATTCTACGCTTGATTTCAATCTATAAAGTTATTGTTTATGGTTAGTACTTTTATATAACAAAAGTGTTATAAAGAAATAGTTAACCATACTTGCTGCTGTGAATATGACAGATTTCAATTTCATTTATATTAACATGACTTGGTAATGATCCTACCCAGTAAATTGCTTCTGCTAAATCTTCTGCGGTTAATGCTTGATCCCGTTTTTGTTCTTGGGTATCAATAGTTGCTGGACAGATTTCTGTAATCTTAATCCCAAATTGAGGAAACTCAAGTCTCATTGTATCAATAAGACCACGTTCACCTCTCTTCGCATTTGTATAGTTTCCTCCACCACGATATGGTACCTTTCCTCCAAAAGAAGTAATAAAGATAATTGTTGGAGACTCTGACTTTTCCATACATGGAGCAAATAGTTGAGATAGGTACATAGGGCCAGTTACATTTATATCATAAGCTTTTCTAAAGTTTTCTGGAGTCTCATTAATAATATGAGTTGGGCCTGACCCTCCTCCAGCATTATTAACTAAAAGATCTAAAGTAATGTCTTTGTATTTTTCAAAGAACACTTCTATTGCTTTAGAGTCTGTAATGTCTAGATTATATACCTCAACATTATCAGATATTAGTTCAGAGACTTTTAAAAGGTTTCTTGAAACAGCAATTACTTTATACCCATTTTCAGACAGGCGTTTAACCGTTGCTAATCCAACACCTTTACTTGCTCCAGTTACAATAGCTGTTTTCAATTACATGCTCTTGCTTTGGCTAAGCTCCATGTTGTTATGAATCCAATGTCCAGGAACCATGTACTTTACACCAGACTTAACTATATGTGCTGTATGAAAATATGGGGCAAATGCTGGAAAAATAACAACACTATTTTCTTTAGGTTTTACACCAAAGTCAATTGCCTTATCTGCAACTGCAACAGCATAATCTAAGTCTACTGCTGGCGCACCGCTCTTCCATCCATCCTCGCTTGTCCATCCTCCATCATAATCTTTTAACTGGAAGGATATTTCTCCACCTTCACAATCATCATTTAAGTACATAACTAAAGAATACCTTAATGTTTGATCTCCATCTAGCTGATCAAAGTGTGCTCCCATGCCCATGCCAGTGTTATACTTCTTTATATTAAAAGTTGGAAAAAGTCTTGGTTCATCAAAGTCGCCCAGAGAAGATGCATAATCTTTACAAACATTATACATTGTAGTCATAATAGCGTCATAGATATACTTACTTTTTTCTGCTACTTCTCCACTAAGATTATTTATTGCGTTTATATCAAATGTCTTTGTTTCTCCATAAATAAAAGTTTTATCGTTAGAAGATGTCCAAGGGTTCCAAACATTTACACCTGACTCATTATACTGTTCAAGAGTGTCTAGCTCTTTCCAAACCTGTTTAAAAGTATCAAAATTTTCAATTGCGTCAGTATAGTAGTATACCTTTGGATCTAGTAGTTCTTTATTCATTTGTTTCTCCCTTTAGTATTTATTGTTATCGTAAAAATTTTTAACCTTGATAAAACCAACCAAAACGTATCTAATTGGTCCAGGGCCTACGTGCTTTACTCCATGATTATACTCTGCAGTTCCTGGAAAAATAAGCATTGATCCAGGCTTTGGCTTAAACTCTAAACCATTGTTTGGAAAAAATAACTCTCCGTCAATGTAGTCATTATTTAAATATAGTATAGCAGCATACCTAATCGATGGGTCTGTATCTTGATCTGTGTGAGCTTTTAACTCAACACCCTCTTGCATCCTTTGGATAGTTGCAAAACCACTTAGCTCTATTGTCTCATCAGACTGTTGAACTAAATTATTTAATCTATCAAAGAGGTCTCTTTGGAATGAGTGATCTTTTATGTTTAAGTTTTTATCTTGCCAATTTTGAGTAATCTCAAATTTTCCTTCAGCAACTAAATTATCTACGTCGTCTCTTCCAAATTTTTGCAAACAAAAGTTTTTTAAATTAGCATGATATTCTACAAACCAATCTTCATTTGGAGTAGAATCTATAATATTAAAAAACTGTTCTAGCTCTTCTTCAGATAAAAAATCTTTAACCAATAAGACATCATCAGTAATTTCCTCAATTTGAAAATTATTTTTTTCTAAAGCATCTTTTAAGAAATTAGGCATCTTTGTCTAAGTCCTCAATCTTATACTTATTACCAGCAGAATCTAGCTTCCAGCCTTCTTTTAAAAGTTCTTGCCATTCGGCTCTTTCAATTTCTTGCTTAGCTCTTGTCTCTTTCATTTCTGCAGCCCATGCATCTCTTAATTCTTGTGGGTAGGCATCTTCTTCTCTATCGTCCCAGAAAGATCCTATTGTGTATCTAACTCCACTTTCTATTAGGGTTACTTCGTGCATATTGTTAAATCCCCCGTCAAAAACAGCAAGCATTCCCACTTCTGGTTTAATTTCTATATTGTTGCTTGGAAACTTAAGCAGACCTCCCTCAAACTCATCATTTAAGTATAGGAAGCCTGCATAACGACTTCTTGTAAATGCGCCTGAATTTCCTTCAGAATCTGTGTTATCAGAGTGGATTCTTGCGTATGCTCCTGGCTCCCATTTTTGTGTATGGTATCCAATTTTGCAAATTGTTTTTGGATCAAGATCATGCACTGAGGCAATTGCTTCTGGCATCATTTTTTCAATGTCTGAAAAAATAGTTGGAGATAGTCCAGCATCAAGCAACTCTTGATCATTGTCTTGTGGAAGGACAGAAGAGTATGATTCATAAAATGAAATAGGCATCCAAGAGAGTGCCCCGTTATCTGCCTGAGCATCTAAAGCTTGAATCATCTTTTGACAATCCTCTTTGCTTATAAAATTTTTATAAACAACTATATCTTTTGTTAACCTAACTTTATCATTTAGATTCATTGTATTCTTACTCCATTTTCTATATGATTTCTTTGAGGATGTTCTAGTCTAAACTGATCCTCTAAATCTTTTTGCATTCCAGCCCAGACATTTTTTCCAAACTCTTTTTCTTTTTCATACCAGTCATCTGTTCCTCTTTGATATTTTTGCCAGTACATTCTTGATAAAAACTTATTTTTATTATACGATGGCATAACCCCATGCAGATATGGCTTTCCTTCTTCGGTCAAGTAATCTGGGTGTCCTGAAGGAAAAACTAGAAAGTCTCCTGCTTCTGGCTTATACTTAACAAGTTTATCTCCCATAGCAAAATCAACTTCTCCACCTTCATAGTCATCATTAAAGTATGTTGTGCATGTTATTACAAACTTGTATCCTGGATGGTGACCTTGTTCTCTTATGTAGTCTGAATGATAGTTCATGCCAACTTTGCTATCTTCATTGCTTACATGATACTTTCCTATTGTTCCACCTGTCCATTTCCAAGTTGGTACAACATTTCCATACTCATCTATAGAGGTTTCATCTAAATCTACATCAATATTATATCTTTTAATGTAGTCTTGTGTGACTAAGTGAAAATTTTCTAGTAATTCTATACCTAAATTTTTCTGATCTTCTTGAGTTTGTGTTGTTGTTTCTACGTTTTTAAAATTTCCATGTTTTTCAGAAGTAGAAAAAGAAGGAATGATTGGATTTAAATAATCTCCAAAAACAGACCAAGTGGTCCAAGGATTAAAAATACGATCTTCTGTTTCAATTAAAGAATCAGTTAAGACCTTGTAAGACTTTGAAACATCTTTAAAGAGATTTTTATATACAAGAATGTGAGGATATATCTCTATCGCTTCAAGTTGATTATTAGGCCAAGGATAAGTCATGGTTGTCTTTCTCCTGTATGTTTTTTAATTTCCCAAAAGAAAGGACATGTAAACCTTAAACCACTTTTAATTTCAGTTACCCCATGAATATAGTTTTTATCTCCTGGGAAAAAATAAGCAGCGCCTTTTTTAGGTTTAAACTGAACACCCTGTAGTGGGAAGTATAGTTCTCCACCTTCGTAGTCATCATTTAAATAAAACAAACTTGATAGGTCATAGTTTGGAAAATCATTAGGCGTTCCAGCATCTGGACCTTCATGAAGTTCTTTGTCTGCATGAGGTTTTTGAAATTGCCCAGGAAGCCATTTAACAATGGTTGTTCCAGTTGGATGAACTTCTACTTTGTAAAATTCTTCAACAATTGGTTTTAATCTTTGAAATAAACCAGCAATTACTGGTGCAATAGCAGGATCATTTTTATCTAAAGAAGGTGTTGTCGCAACTCTATCTTTCCAATAATCAGAGTCGTAAGTAACTGTTCCATTTTCATTTGTATGGCTTTCGGTTACATCCCAAATCGTTAAAGATTTAGCAGCTTTTTCAAGAAACTCTATCTCTTCTGGGGTCATAAAGTTTTCTAGCTCAACAATCATGTCTTTGCTATCTCCAAACCAGCCAGATGGAGTTATAGATGGTGTTCTTTTAACTACTGTATATAAGTCTTTATTTTGTTCCATTTTTATATTATATCACCTTTCGTTTTATCTGTTACACTCAATTTTAATGTCTTTACCTCATGAGAGCCCTGAGATTCTTCTTTTTCATTTACCGCATCTCTGTACCAGTCTGTCCATTTACCAGCAGAGTTTATTTTTTGTGCAGCAGATCCATAGGACATGTTTGCTTCTAGTCTTTTTCTATCTGGATCTTGATAATTAACAATTTCAATGCTTGTACCATTTAAATTTGACAAAGATATAGGAATGATTGTAGCAACTGGGGTTCCAGCTTTGATAACTACTCTTTTATTTGCTACCTTTGCTTTAATGGCTAAAGGTAAAGGGTTATCATAAAAGGATGTGCTTATTAAAGATGACATAGTCTCAAACTCATCACTAAAATAATTTACTGGATTAATAGTAAAGATACTAACATCTTTGTCTGTTCTAAAAACCAAACCAGTATTTAAGCTTACAGAAGATTGACCTCTTCCAGAATAAGACCCCTCTGGACTAAATATTTCAATATGATCTGAACTCTGATCATTAACTCCATCCCAAATAAACTCAATATCTTTTACACAGGAAAGGCTCCAGCCAATTACATTTGATTGGGTGACTGGAAAACATCTATAGGCATGACCTTCTGATGTTACATCCATCCAATCCCTTTTAATTGACATAGGCTGGATATCAAACAAAGCCCCTTGTGTTTTTTCAACTGAAATATTAAACATTAGTCTGCGTCTGCGCTATACATCTCTGGGGTGTGAAACTTTTTACTGTAATCAAGCATTGTCACAATAGAGTATTTAGTTCCAGAGGTTACTGGCATTGCTTGATGTGGGTACATAAAGTTTGATGGAAAAATAAATAGGTCTCCAGCTTCTGCTTTAACCTTTAAATTTTGCAGTCTAAAGAAAAGCTCTCCACCCTCATAGTCATCATTTGGATATGAAACCAAAGACACTGTGCAGTTGTAGGAAAACCCATGGTCGTGGTGTTCCATAAAGTGCTGGCCTGGGCCATACTTGATAAAATTAAAAGCTTCCCAATACTTTAAATTATTAATATTATACATTTTGCAATAATCGTCTACTGCTGGTGACTTTACATCATAAAGATCTTGCCACAACGACTGAAGGTTTGAGCTAACTTGACTTTTATCATTTTCAAGATCTGTTTTCTTAAACTTAAAGTCATTACAATCTCTATAGTCTGGCATCAATTGTTTGTAGCCTACATATGCAGGTTGCCAACTATATCCAGTGGTATCCCCTTCTGGTTTAAGGTTATCTTCAAGTCTTTTTATTACATCAATTTCTTTTTTAATTACACCCTTGTAAACATATATTCCACTGCCAAGGTCTATTTTTTCTGTCCATGTTTGCATTTTATTCTCCTATTTGTATTCTCGTCTTGACCAAACTTTATTTTTATATACCCCGCCGTCAGGCTGTCTATAAAACTTCATATTGTTAAACATTTTATCGTAAATTTCAGACTGCCCCAATATCTCTACTTTGCTTTCCCAATTTTCTCTCTTAAATGGTAAGACTTGTAGATATGGAGTGCCTGCTGGAATTGTTCCTTCCCAGCCTTCCGCAATAAAAAATGGAAAACTTCCAAGTAAATGAACTTTATCTGAGTCAACAATTCCTGTTGTGTTTAAGAATGGAAGGTCAAACCTATTCATTGGTGTCATAAACAGTGCACTATATCCTTCTGGAAGTTCAAGCCCCCAGTCCGAGCTCCAAGCAAAATGATGCTTGTAATACCCTGCTGGATGCTCAAACTGTGGCATTGGAGGTCTTTGAGTACAGAAATCTTGATACCTTTTATCTTCAATCTTTACACCAATAACACCTTGTGCATTTTTAGAAAATATTAAATCGCAAGGAGTTTTAAAAACATACCCAGTTGAAAAAGCATCCATAATTGCAGGACATGCTTTCCAGGTAGGGATCTTTCCATAGTCATCTGTCGTTCCTTCTTTTGGGAAAGGACATGTTTCTTTTGGTGCATTATAGTATTCATTATTAATTGGATTTTTTGCAAATCTATCTGCATCTTTATACCATTGGGGAATAACATTTTGTGTTGGAGCAGGTACAGAAACACTATCTTTATTTAGCCACGGTCTAAAAGATCTAAAAATTGCTAAGTTATTCATTAATGACTCAATTCATTAATATCTGTCATGATAACAACACAATACTTTGTCCCTGATTTCATTGGCAAAGATGCATGCTCATAAATATAGTTTGAAGGAAAAATTGCTATGTCTCCAACTTTAGGAGTGTGAACAAAATTGTCTAATCTTGGAAATTTAATCTCTCCGCCCTCGTAATCGTCATTAATATATATTACTGCAGATACTGTGCAGTTGTAAGCTGGGCCATGATCAGCATGAATATTAAAGTGAGTTCCCTCGCCCTCATACTTTACAAAGTTAAATGCTTCATAATAAACAACATTTATACCCCAATATTGTGCATAGTCATCTACACACATCTTTAATTTTTGATAGATCTCTTCGTGTAAATCAATAAGGCTTTCGTTATGCTCATCTTTTGGTCCAAGGTTTTCTTGCTTATATTTAAAGTCTACAGCGTCTCTCGCTTTTTTGATTGGAACAGTAGAGTTTGTTACTTGTGCTTCAGACCATTTGTACTTCTTATCCCCTGAAAGATTATGCTCAAGTGTACTAATATATCTTTCTGAATCATCTTTTGAAAAAACATTATGATAAATATTTAAACCTAATCCTGGATTGCTGATAGAAACATTACTTTGAGGCATCAATCGGGAAATTCTTGTTGAGGCTGTTTCTGATCTATCTTTAGTAAACCAGTGATTATCGTTTTCATCATATGCTTGCATGTGATTCCTATCT